TGAGATGAAAATCAAATATCTGCCAACCAGCCAGTAGGGGAACTGACGGTCCTAGCCTTTAAAGCCAAGGCCCAAAGTTGTACCACTGCGTAGCGACTAAGTTTTTCAGACTTAGCCTAGTTCGCCGTCGGAGCGTAGCATCGTTTTTGTACGATATTTCGCCACCGATCTGCCTCACACGAGCTACAAGTAGACCGTGTGAATCCTGCTGAACGCTTACCGGAACTTGGACCAAAGCCTTGAAGGTAAAACCCTCAAGTCCATGGCCAAGTTTTACGGGACAGCATTCGTCGAAGTTCGAGTGTATACACCCTTGACCACCGCTGACATTACCGAATAGCCGTAAGGCTTTCGGCAACGAAGCGATAATCATGGAGTGTAATGACTTGAACCGAGCATCACAGCCAGTACTGTAAGTACGACGGTGAGCAAGATGACGAATAGAGTTAGCAAAATTGTAAACTCTTTCGACATTTCCAGGATACTCCTTTAAAAAGAGAGGCTTTACATCATGTCCGTTGAAATAGTAACTTCCACAGCTTTCCCTGAACGGCCCAGAAGAGAAGCTCTTCTCGGTATTCACGGTAAAGCCGAGGAAATCACAAAACTCAGCGTACAAAGATGCGGCACTTGAAGGTAGGGTAATATCATCACCAAAGACTGATACAGAGTCGGTCTCTAAGCCTAAGTACTCGCAACAAGCGAGTGCCGAAGCTACAAAGATCATACTCTCCAGTTCAAAAGTGAAGCCATTACCCATAGAAGAGAATTTTTCAAAAACTCTCTTCTTACCGTCAAGAATAAAACTATGGCTTCGAGTTACATCTAGTGCTTTATACCAATCGTACGGAAGAATTTCTTCGACCATACGTTTGGATATAGTATCACTAGCTGCTTTCATATCAATGGTGGCTGTCTTGTCATCGACGCTACCCTTGTATGCCTGAAACTGATTTTTTAAGTCAGAGTTCAGATCGAAGCCAGCTCTGAGAAGCCTGCGTCGGATCATCTTGCCAAGTGCCTTTTGAAACCAGATATTTATACCTGGTTCAATGGCTATGGTTCGATCTTCCTTTGCATTCTTCTCCACAGTGTCTACCCTAGAGGCGTCTTGTAGAATCGGTTGCTTATCGCCTAGCCTCCAAAGAGGATATAGACGATTAGCTCGCTTCCAAAAGACGCTGTACAGGTACTGCGTGATGCCACGTTCTTCTTCGAACTTCCGTTCTGCACTTGTGTTTTCACCACGAATGTGGTAGGAAACACCAGGGCCGAAGGAACCACTATCGAGGAGTTCCACAAACCAACTCTTGGTTGTAGGTTCAAGCCATTTTGCGATTTTACATGTGACTGCGTTAAGCAGCCACACGTTCGGGCCCCTAAATTTAGGATCCGAAACAAGATGGTTGAATCTAGAATTGGTTTCTTTGCACTTGATCTCGGCCGCCTCGAATTTATCCAAGGCGGTTCTTCTGAGATCGATTCCGGTATTCAGG